AGATGTCCGCATCAATGATGGGCAAAAACCGCACGCCAAGAACCGAAGAACAAAAGCGTCGGATTGCAGAGACAATGCTGAGCCATGGTCCCAGAGACCGAGCATCATGTCCCGAATGTGGTCAAGATTGCGGAGCCGGTGCCGGACTGCGATCACATATACGAGCCAAACATGAAGGGCAAGATAGGTGACGACCCAGAGTGCGTACGCGATGGCTCCCTACACGATACCGTATGCAGCCCGCACGCCCATATTGAGTGCCGCAGAATATACCAACGCGCCGACCGCGATGGATACGTCTAACCTCATTGCTGGTGGTAATGCTGCAGCGCAATTAACATCGCTTACCGAAACTATTGGTCGGGCATCTTCATGGATAGACCAATACCTTTTCGGAGCCTGGGGAACGATCTCAGCGACCGTTGAAACAGAAAATGCGCGGACGTGGGGGACGTATCGCAATACGCTGTCCGTCCATACAAAGTATTGGCCAATCATTGAATTGCGAACGTTCGCGTACTCGCCACTTCCTGGCGGACTCGTCGCGACGTCTGGTGCATCCGTATCGCCGGCAGGAAATGTCACCATCTATCCGCAGTCATTTGAGGTATCGCAGTCACAAACGGTACCATTCAATGGTCCCGGCGCGACGGGCTTTGGTGGTTTCGGAAGTGCAGGATTGATGCGACGCGTCGAATACGATGTTCTTTACACATACGTGGCCGGATGGCCGAACACAGCACTCGCCGCATCTGTTGCTGCCGGTGCCGCGTCAGTACAGCCAACATCTGTAGTTGGGATCTATCCGGGGTCACTGATGACCATCTATGACTTGCCATTTGACGAACCAGTCACCGTTGCGAGTACCTACGTTCCCGGTGCTGCGGTCGTTCCGTTGACGTCGCCACTTCAATTCAGTCATACCAGTGGCACGATTACGAACCTTCCGCCAGCAATCAAACAGGCAGCGATTCTTGCGACGACTGCGTTCATTAAGCAACGTGGTAGCGGCGCGTTGGTCGCGGGCAGCATTGGCGAGATTACTAAGACGCAGTCGGGATTTGCACAGAATGCGGGATCTGATTTTCAACAAGCAATGACGTTGCTGAACGCGTTTCGTCAGCAATATGTTGGTTGGTAAGGAATGCCAAAGACCGAGGTGACTCAGGCGCTTCAGTGGTATCTGACGCCCGAGAATTCTGGCATTACCTATCTGGGTGCGGTCTATCCAGCACTCCCGAAGGTGAGCAACGAGGCCGATCTATTCAACTTCGTACCTGACGGTACTGGTGTTGGTGCATTGATCTATTTGTTCTGCGATCACCAACAAGAACAGCGCATCGCACTGGCAGGACAACATAATGGTCGCAAACTCCGTACATACAATTTCACGTTCCTGTGCATTCTCAAGAGTGATCTTGAGCAAGCATCTGACGGACAGGCCGCGTTCAACGTGTTCATGGATTCGCTCATCGCCTACATTCAGGCGGACAGAAACGCGGGCACTGAATCCCCACTTGTTGGCGGTAAGGGGCCGTATGCGGGTAGCGGCGTGGTCTTCCAGATGGGTGAAGGTGGCATTAACGAGGGCGTTGACATTGAGGTCGATTACCCAGTGCCAAAGACTGCTGACGGCGGCGTGATGTTGTTCCAGAGCGTCCTGCGTTTGATCGTACTCGAAACTATGAATACCTAGAGGACTACATGTTCGTTTACAGATACACAGGCGGAATGCCAACAGCGTTTCCAGCAATCAAAGACACCGTGCGTGGCGGAAATTGGCTCGCGTCGTACGGTGACACCATTGAATCTGAAGTACCGATCGCACATTACCAACTTGAGTTGGTGACAGAAGTGACAGCGGCGAAAGTCGTTGAAGAAGCAGAACTTGTCAAAACGCCGGCAGCGCCGGAATCACAAGTACCGAAATCTAAGGACGTGGTAGATGCCCCGTTGGCCTGAACCGACATTTGCTGATGATGGCACCGAGCTGCGGTATTGCGGTAGTTGTGATCAATGGAAGCCCAAGACCGAAGAGTTCTTCTACTTTCGTAAGGCTCGAAATCAATGGGACAATCCGTGCCGAGAATGTCGGAGAATTTACAGCCAGCAGTTCTACGAGAATAACCCACCGACTCAAGAACGCCAAAGAAACGCGCGCATCAAATATCTGTATGGCATCACAAACGAAGATTATGAACAGATGCTCATTGACCAAGATGGCGTATGCGCAGTGTGTGCGACACCACCGACAGAGGGTAAACGACTTTCAGTAGATCACGATCATGACACTGGTCATGTGCGTGGTTTGCTTTGTTACAAATGTAATACAGCCGCAGGACTCCTTGGAGATGATCCAGCACTCGCGGCACAACTAACTTTATATCTCAAAGGAGAACAATAACATGCCGCTCATGACCGCAAATTCCTACATGGGTCTTGCCGCAGAAACCACTTACGGTGTCGCCGCATCAATCGGCACACTTACCCCCGTTGACACGCCGAAGGTTACGCCTGGCATTGTGTGGCTGGATGACTCGGACTTCCGTGGGTCACCAGTGAAGCACTATGACCAAGTTCCTGGTGTGGCGAAGTGCACGTACGACTTCAAGACGTTTACGTACACCGACATCTATGGAAACTTGGTGCGTGCTGCACTTGGGTCTACTGATGCTGTTGCTTCGGTTGGACCCAGTTTGTTCACGCACACGATTGGTTTGCTGAACTCGCCAAACCTTGGTAGTCAGCCGCCATCGTATACGATCCTTAACGACAGTGTTGACGCGTCGTATCAGATGCTTGCGTCGCGACTGAATACGTTGAACGTATCGTTCTCTGCGGAGGCTGCGGTCGAGAATACCGTGCAGTTCATCACCAACTTGCCGACAACTGCTGCAAGCATTCCTGCGACTAACGTGACGAGTCAGCACCTTGTTCCCGCGTGGAACTGTTCCGCATCGCTCGGCGGCGTATCAAGTACCGTCCTAGAAAGCGTGAGCATGGACGTAAAAAGGAACGCAGCTCAGATTTACACACTAGGTTCTCAGAGCGCGTACAATAACTTTTCTGGTCCCATCGAAGTCAGCGGAAAAATTGCATTTGTGGCCGAATTGGGTGAAACGGTTTGGTCGAATGCTTTGATTAGAGATCAGCAGGCACTCAATCTTGCACTGGTTGATCCTGTAACTAACTATTCCATTACGTTCACCATGTCAGCGGTACAACTTGAGAATCCGGTCATAACGCAGAGCAAGGCGTTTGTTGAAGTGATGACTGACTTTATAGCCGTGGCTGATCTGACTGATCCGGTGAATATAGGCTATAGCCCATTGAAGGTGGTCATAAAGAACGCAATCCCAACGCAATATTGATTGTATACTGGGACTGTTATGCCTATCATCTATGGGTTGTTTGATCCTCGTGACGCAGTTGATCTTCAAGACTGTCGTTACGTGGGTCAAACGATCCATACGGCAAATGAACGACTGGCCGAACACCTTACCACTGCATCATCTGGTACACGAAGACACGTCTACAACTGGATACGCAAGGTACGAAGAGCATGCGAAACGCCCACTATCATTGTCATTGAAGATATTGACGATGACGTGCACGATGACGTGCTGGGCATTCTGGTTGATGATGCAGAACGTGACTGGATTGCCATTGGTCGTCAGCTCGGTTGGAAATTAACCAATCAGAATGATGGCGGTCGTGGTAACCGCGGATATAAGCACACCGCCGAGACCAAGGCAAAGATTAGTGCGATTCATACTGGTCGGAAAATGCCACCGCGATCTGATGACTGGCGACGTAAGATATCTGAGGCAAACACAGGTCGCAAACAATCACCAGAGCATGTTGCACAAAGAGCCGAAGCTAACCGCGGGAAAAGACGAACGCCAGAGCAGCGTGCGCGCATAGGCGAATCTCAGCGCGGCAGGGTGGCGTCTGAAGAGACGCGACAAAGAATCTCGGCCAGCAAGACTGGCGTACCTAATCCGAAGTCAGCGGAGTCTAATCGCGGTAAAGTTCTATCAGAAGACCATAAACAGCGGATTCGCGAGGGGGTTCTTGCAAACCTACCGACCGGCGAAGCGCGTGAGCGCGTACTTGAAGCTGCGCGATCTCGGCCATCCGAAGAAACGAAGGCGAAGATGTCCGCCGCTCGTAGCGCGTGGTGGGAGCGTAAACGTGCTGCCGACAATCCCGACGATTAGATAATCGTCACACATCATCAGCCCCGAACAAAGGATGGGCATCGCCATGCAAAAAATCAGCAATATCTTCAGCCGACGCCCTAATGCGCCAGTGGACTTCAAGCCCGACACGGCTCCTAGTTCACCGTCCGCACAGGCGCGTCGGCTTTCTGCGTTGTTAGCATCCGATCAACCACACCTCATTGACACTGACGAAGCTATTACGGACTGTCCCGATGCGTTAGATGCCATGCGGGAGTACCAGTACCGAAAAATCTTCACAGGCACGTCACATGAAGAATTTCTCGCTCTCGATGAAACAGATCCACAACACATCGACTGGGCCATCAGGGTCCATGAAATATCCAGCGAAACATTCAGCAAGTCCCGCAACACCAAGTAACCCAACTAAAAAAGGAAACGAAATGCCCGTAACAATCGAACTCCCAGATGGCGCATCAGCGACCCTCCGCTCATCCGACGAACTCACAAACAAGATGGTCAAGGAACTGCGCCGCGCTGCTCGTAAAGTCGGACTGTCCGTCGCACATCTCAAAGAACTCGGATGGGACGACAAGACGCGTGATGAAGACGCGCCCGAACCATCCGACGAAGAGACTGCTGCCGCGAATGCATCTGCCCTTAGCGTCTTCGGACAACTTAGCGACGAAGAGGACGACAATCTTGATCTCTTCCAACGCACATGCGCCGCGGTGCGGTTCTTGGATTGGACGCTAGACCTGCCCCACCCAAAGACCGCTGACGATGTTGACAATCTGCCACGCCCAATCTACGAAGCACTCACAGGCGCCGCAGCAAAACTCGACCTGAATGAATCGTTTGAAAAGACGCCAGAGACGCAGATGGACCCTCCAGTGGCTACTCCCGGGTCAGACGCTTAATAGTCACTCTCGGCGGTGGATTACCGCTGGAACCAGTTGACCAGGAAGTAGCCGGTTGGTATCGGTTCTACAATTACGCGCAAATCGTGAAATGCTCACGCGCCGAATACGATGCGACGCCGTACAAAGAGGTTGATTGGGTACTCCAAATGGATCACGCCCACAATCTGGCTGTCGCGGAAGCAAACGAGAAGGCAGCGAAGAACGCACAGAATCAACAACCGAGGTGACATAATGGGTGACATCACAATACGCACCGGTGATGTCTCTGCCACTATTGCCGCCCTAGAAAAGATCAAAAAGAACGTAGACGGCGCAACACGTGATGCCACCCAACGTACCGGTGAGGCACTCCAGTCCGCGGCGCGCGCCAATTTTCACGGCGTCCATGGACCTGGGTACTGGCACGGAGGTGGTGATTCACCCAACACTGTCAGCGGCCATCTTCAGGGGTCCATCATATTCCTGAATCCCGTCATCGGTGGGGGCGGATATTACTCCACCAAGATTGGCCCTACGGCCATTTATTCAAGGGTCATCGAATTGGGCGCCAGGATCTCACACAAAGAGGCCAGCATTTTGGCATGGTTTGACGCCCAATCAGGTCATCTAACCACTAAGTACGCGGTGACAATTCCGCCCTACCCATACTTCATTCCAGCATCTCGCGATCTACCACCCAAGATGCATGCAATTTTTGCGACCGCATGGTCAGGAGCAATAAGTGGCTGACGAACTTCCTCCATTGATTCAGCAACTTGTCGGTGATGCCGGCGATCTGTTTCGCACGCTGGATCAGGTAGAGGCGCGTCTACGCGACTTTGCGGGTAAGGATTACATTGCTCATATCGGTGTGGATGCCGCCGCGACCGAGGCGACAATCAAGGTTGTTAAAGACGCCCTGGATGCAATTGATAATACAACGGCAACACCCACCATTGACGGCAATGACGACAAGCTACTGAACGCAATCGCCCGCGCACAAATCGCCCTTCTTGCCCTGAGCAAAGAGGTTGTATCTATCCCGATTGAGGGGAACGACAACCCGTTTCTCGCGACACTGGCAGAACTCCGATCAATCATTGAGGGTGGTGCGGGCGAACTTGACTTAAAGGGTGTTTCTGGCGTTATGTCGGCAATCCTTCAGGTGCGAGGTGAACTGGCAGCACTCAAAACTGATGCGGTACTAGCGGGAGCGGGTGTCAATGACGTCATCCTCACCATTGACGACCTTATGTCTAAAGATGCGATTGCAGCCGCAGCCGCACAGACGAATCTAGCATCCCTAGACGCCACCATAGCCAATCTGAAAGCTGACACACTACAGGCAACGTTGGCTATGGATGCCATGAATGGCGGCGGAGGAGGCGGCGGAGGAGGCGGGGGTATGGCTGGGTGGGCCGCTAACGCCCTTATCGTCATACACGCCATCCACTTATTCATGCCAGAGATCCTTGGACTTGCCGCCGCGCTCGGATCTGCTGCCATTGGGTTCGGTGCACTAGGTGTTGCGGCAGCACCCACAGTCTCTGCAATTCAGCAGGGATATACGGCTGTCAATAATGCACAAGACGCCATAGCCGCTGCCATTCCTGGTACAACACAGTGGACATCCGGCGTTCAGGCTCTCGGTAGAGCGTGGTCACAAATTCCCACAGCCCTACAACCCGCAGTCTCTGCGCTACAAAACTTTATGTCTAACGTATCCGGATCGTCGTTGGGACAAGAGGTCCAGAGTTGGGTCGTTGGCGTTGTTGACAGACTGACCACAATGTTTTCTGGAATTGGATCTACGTTTACACCACTCATTCTCGCCACACAACGTGCGGTTGATACCATGATTGGCATTATCGGTAAGTTGGTTGGTAGCCAGGGATTCAAATCTGTCATTGACACCATTGCGGGCATGGTGGGTCCAGCCACGATAGAAATTGGACAGCTTATTGCCGCCATTGCAAAGATCGGACTGGGATTTGCTCAGGCGGTCAAGGATGGTCAAGGGATGGAGGCATTGATTGCTTTCTTCCGAACGATTGCCGATATCGTCAATTCGTCGTTTTTCCAGGGCCTCATCGCGGGTTGGGTAGAATTTGATCGCATAGTTACCGACATTCTTGCGGGTGCATCACGACTCATCGGTTTTTTATCACAAGCTGGGGTTGGAATGCATAGTGTCGGAGTGGCCATCGGATTTGTTGTTTCAGGACTAGCTGGTCTAACCGCACTTAGCGCCGTATCTGGTTGGTTGAGCGGAATATTCGGAACAGCAGGTGCGGCGAGTGCTGCGCTGACCGGACTGGCTTCATCAATGAAATCGGTCCTGGCATCCATGATCGGTCCCGCCGCACTAGTGGTGGGCGTGGTTGGTCTGTCCGCTGAGATTTCAAAACTCACGGGAATCGCAAATCCCATAGGTTCCGTCTTTCATGGAATCGCCAGTGCATTGGGGTTCGTTACTGACGCAGCCAAGCCCGCCGCGGACAGTGTGTCTGGATTCACTGGATCACTCAATGGTGCGATCTACGGAACGCAACAACTCTCGGCAGCACAGGACTTACTTGTACGTTCAGAGCAGTCCATAGGTGGTTCCCTTGGCGGACTTGCTAATGGTTTCACGCAATTCACCACACAACTTGTGACCAATGCGATGCAGATCGCTGGCGGTTTTACACAAATGG